GCTTCGGCAGCTCCGTCGCCGTAATCATGATTCTCCGGTCAAAACTGGTATCTGTAATATCGAATGTAGTTGCTGGGCCAAACCATCCGCTCTGTCCTGAACGGTTGTAATAAAGCGAGTATGGCGCACCATAACCATCCAGTGGATTTAACTGAGTAAAATTAACTGTATCGCCGGATACGACTTGCATACTTTGTACCCCGCCACTTGTCGCAGTGACAGTCTGATACGTGCCGCGGCTGGATGACATGCGAAAACTCGACATTCCTGTCCCACAATAGCCAGTGATCGTCGTATGTGTAACAGGTGGCTGTGTTATGTACGAGACTGTATTTGTATTAGTGTTCTGTGGCTCCTGCCCCGGAGCATAGATGTGTACGTAAAAATGATACGTGCCCGCGTTCCCCACATAGCTGCTGATGTTAAACGACCACATTGTCGTCGCGGCCTCGCGTGTCCCGCTTTCCGGCTGGCGCACGAGTGCGGTGTAGCTCGTGCTTCCCGGATAGAGGCAGTAGAGCATCATCGCGTACTGCTGTCCGACCGTCAATCCGGTCACGTTCAGCATGGTTCCCGAAATGGATGCTGTCGCCATACGCAATCACCCGAACACCGGCACAACGCCGACTACGCCGCTCGATACAAACTTTATCGTCCCATCTGCCCGGAGCTGGATGCTCGCCGTCTTTCCTGCGTTCTGGATGAAGATGTCGCCGCTCGTCGAGCGAACGCGCACCGCCGCGCCGCTCAGCTCCGTTGCATATCCCTCCGGCGCCGAGCTGGACGGCGTAAATTGCAGTCCGCCCGCTCCGTCGACATACATCTCGCCGCCGCGCATACTCGTACCGCCAACCGTCAGACCGGTGACATTGCCCAGGCTGTCTGTAATCGCGTCGATCTGCGCCATGATTGCTTGCAGCTTTTTCTGAACGCTCACGCCGCCGAGCTGCAAGTCCGTCGCATTGATCGTTCCGGAGATCGTCGCTCCCTTCGCTGTCATCGCGCCGCTCGCATCCACCTTGAAGTCGCTTCCAAGGCTCAGTCCGCTGGTGCCGAAATACAATCCGTCCGACGCGCCCCACTTCTTGTTCGTCCGGTAGATGCTGTCCTCTGCCACCGTCCACGGGCCAATCACCGACCCGCTCGCCGCTGTCAGCGTTCCGGAGAGCTTCGCATCCGTCGCTTCCAGCGTTCCGGACGGGAAGTGCAGCTTCTTGGCCGACAAATATGCGATCTCGTCGCCGCCCTGCCAGAAGGACACGCGCCCCGGCGTCACGGTCACCAGCTCATTTTTCGTCTGGTCTACCACGGTCTCGCCGTCTTTTGTCACCGTGGTTTCGATGTTTCCGACGCCCACGCCGTAGACCGGCACCGCGCCGTTGTAGTAGAGCAGCCCGGTCTTAACATATTGCTGTGACTTCACCGTGAAATCATTGTTGATGCCCGCTGCGTAGTCGTAGAGCTGCCGGATGCCAAATTCGTTTCCGTCAATGGTCATCGTAGCCTTCTGCCAATACTTCCCGAAGTCCGATACCGCGACATAATTGCCCGAGAGCTGTGTCTTGAAGCTCTCGCTGTTCGCCGCGGCGTAGTCCGCCGTCTTGATGATCAGCGCCTTGAGCTGCCCAAAATTCCCGAGCTGCGTCTTCCGCTCCGCGTCCGGCAGGCTGTCCGCATCAATGGCCCGCGACACTTCCTGCAGCACCGCGCTCGCCGACCAGTCCGCGAGGTTGAGCTGATCCGTCAGCGTGCAGAGGTAGCGCCGCATGGATTCCAGCTGCTCCCCGCTCGTCTTTCCGGCAATGGATGGGTACGCCAATTTCATGCTGCCCATCGTCGCACCTCCTTTCTCATGCGTCGCTTCCCGCTTCCAGCACGCGCGTCAGGCCGTATAGCTTGATCTCGCCCTTGCCCGTCATTCGGAATTGCAGATGGTCACACCGGCAAGGTCGAATCGGCAGCAGGAATGTCCGCAGTCCTTTCCCGTCCAGATGTCCGCTGTGCCGCCACTGTCCGTCCGAATCGTACTGAATCCAGAAATCCATGCTGCTTCCCTTCGGAAGCTGCATCCGCAGATCCAGCCGCGTGATGTACTTCTTCCCCGCGAGGCCGTAGGCCATCATTCCTGTTTCCGCCATCCACTCGACGGCCCCTTCCGGCTGTCCCGCCGACCCATACAGACAGTCTACGTGCTTCTCGCTGTCCAGGCAGTAAAGCTCATCGTCCACGCGGGCAAACTCTGCCGCGTGCAGGCTGTCCTCCTTGTGCCAAAGGCCGCGCCGCGTGTCGTAGCAGAAGAGCGCCCAGACGTTTTCTCCATCCCGCATCGAGATGTAATACTTCCCGCGTACCCCTCCGGCCACGGCCTCGTAGTAGAGTGTGTTTCCGAACGCGCTGCCGATGTTCTCCGGCATCCCGCCCGTGTAGACGCAGACGCCCATGCGCGACTTGTAATAGAGCCGGTCATCTACTACGACAAGGCTCTTTTCCGATCCGCGCTGCACGCCCTCACATTTCTGCACGACGACCTGATGTGCGCCCTGTGCAGATGGGTAGACCCTGTGGAAGCAGTCCTCCTTGAAGAAGATCGGGCTGTCGGCCAGCGTCGCCGCGCCCGTCCATCTCCCATCCGTGCCGCAGCTCGCGCGCCAGCTGTCCGTCGCCACGCCCTCGTAGCACTCCCAGTTCTTGAAGTCCCCGAGCTTGCAGCAATAAAGCTCGTTCACGGTCTCGCCGTCCACCACGCCATACTTGCAGCCCCATAGCCGGTTTCCGCTCTCGGTCACATAGTCCATGTCCGGCACCTTCCGCTCGGTCTTTATCGTCCCGCTCGTCAGCTCCGTCGTCTGGTCGACAAGGCCCACGATCACGATGTAGCTCTCCGCCACGTCGTAGAGAATGTGCGAGCCGTTGAGCGCTTTCACCTGCTCACTTCCGGTCAGCCCGCTCAGCTGGATTCCATCGTACTTGGAAAATCCCTGTCCGATGCCGTCCGCCGCGAGCTTGAGATAGACCGTCGGCACCGACACCCATTGTGAGGTTGTCGCCGCGTACTGCTTGAGCGTGTGCACGCTCCCGCTCGTGTCGATCCAGTATTGGCCGTTTGTCGCATTCTCCGGCTGATTGCTCTGCGTATAGCTCACCGTGATTGCCGTGCCGTCCACCGTGCAGAGCGAAATGCCGAGCTTCCGGCTCGCGCCAAGCGCCACGCTGTTTGCGTGCCCCATGTAGCCGTTGTCCGAATACTTTTCCGTGTTGAAGTAAATGCCGTCCGGGAAGATGCAGAGATACGCGCCCATCGACACGATCTGCTTCTTCCCGCTTGTGATCTGCACCGCTTTCATGTACTCGGCCATCGAATAGCCGGAGATGTAGAGCTGTTGGTTGTCAATCCAGCAAAGCGCGTCCCGCGAGATAAGCGCCTGCGGGCTGTTCAGCTGCCGGTCAAAGCTCCGCTTCGGCCTCTGGCTCAAAAGCGGGTAGTGCTCCGAGCACAGATTTTTCATGTCGTAAAACTCGCCGTCTCCAATTTCGAGATTGTGGTTGTACCCTCCGAAGGCTTCGGTTGTCACCGAGCTTTTCTCGGTATCTGTCAATGCTGGCATCAGCATCGGCCCCACCCCTTTCATTCATGTATTCACCGTTATGCGCCCATTCTCCGGTCTTTCCTCCGGGAATTTTTGTGCCTTCTCGCATATTCATTCGCTTTTCTGTGCATATTTTTCATTGTTTTTTCATCTGGTTTAGCGGATCAGCCCAAATCGGCTGCGCCGGAGCCGTCTGCATCGGGCGAATCGGCCTGCTCATGCAGAAGTACCGCCATTCGTCCGCCACATGATCCTCCATGCTTGTGTCGAGATCTTCAACCTTGTGCTCGTCGTATACCAAAATCGGGATCGTGCGTATAAACGCCTCGCAGTTTCGGAAAACATACATCCGCGGGTATCCGTTCTCGTCGAATTGCAGCCGGTAATGGCATTGCATCCATCCCGCGATACGCTCGTTGTCGCCCTTGGTGAAATACACGCCGTGCCGTGCCGCTGTCTGCTCGATGCTCTCGCCGCGGCTCGCGTCCCAGATCGCCGGGTCCGCAATGCCTGTGATGTCCTTGCCCTTGAGCCATGGGTGCTGCCGCTCGATCTTCGCGATCTCCGCAAACTGTTTGTCCGGTGTCCATTTCACACCTTCGTTCGGTGTCTGCGTGCAGCCGTACAGCTCCAAAATGCGGTAGATCACGCCGTCGTAGTCCACCGCCCACCATGCGCAGGAGAACGGTTTCCCATAGCCGAAGTCGTAGCTCCGGCAGATCGTCCACCCGCTCGGAATCTCGAACGGATCGATGACGTGCGTGCCTTGCCGCGTCTGGTATCCGTCCGGGTTGTTGACGAAATCCTCGAAGAACTGCCCCTCGTAGACATCCCATCTCCCGTCGAGCCACGCTGCCCGCAGCTTCGGCGGCAGATTCTCCAAACTTCGGATGTAGTCCGGCTGCTCCCGCAGCAGCGCCTTGTTGTCCGTCACCTTCGCCTGGATGAAGGAATAATCCTCCGGATACTCGTCCGGGTTAAAAACCCGGTCGACAAACAGCCGCTTGAAATAGCCGTGGCTCGGCCCACCGGGGTTCAGTGTGTAGTATGTCCGCTTCGGAAACCCGTTCGCGCCGCGCACGCAGGCGTTGATCTTCTTGATCCATTCCTCGCGGAGCTGCGCCGCTTCGTCGATGAAGATCACGTCATACTCCGCGCCCTGATACTGGTAGAGGTCGTTGTCCTTTGCGCAGTAGCCGAACGCGATGCTGCTGCCGTTCGGGAAACGGAAGATCTTTTCCGTCTGGTTGTACTTTGCAAATCCCTTCAGCTCCGTCCGTAGTTGGTCGATGTGGTTGTTCCGCAGCTCCGGCATCGTCCGGCGCACGATCAGCTCCTTGATCCCCGGGTATCGCAGCGCCAGCAATTTTGACTTTGCGCGCACCGCCCAGCTTTTCCCGCCGCCGCGTGCTCCGCCGTATGCGATGTGCCGGTGCTTGTCGGTCATAAAGAGCCATTGCTTCGGCTGTACCGTGCCAATCGTCAGCGTTTTCATTCGCTGCTCTCCTCCAGCTCCCGGTCAATCTCAATCTTCACACCTTGCGTCTCCCGGTTCTTGCTGTCCTCTGTGTCCCGCGCATATCCAAACCCGTATGCAAGTGTGAACTGTGCGCCGCGCTGTGCATCCCGGTCAAAGAGCCGTTCCGCCGCGTATTGTTCCACGCGCAGGCGCGCGCGCGTCACCGTGTCCACAAATTCGCGCTTTGCCTTGTAGTTGAGCAAGCTCTGACGCGAGGTAAACCCGAGCGCCAGCGCAAGTCCCTGAATGGTCATCGGCCTTCCGCCGACGTATACCGGCTCGCCGTTCTTGTTCAGCACCGGGTTCCCGGCTGCATCCCGCAGCAGCTCCGGCTCACAGCTTGCAAAATAGGCGTCGATCTTCTCCTGCATTTCCTCTGCCGATGTGAATGTCGGTTTCCGTCCCATCCGGCGTCACCTCCCTTCGCTTTTAAGCATAAACCATGCTTTTCGGCTTTTCACCCCACGCCAAAAGAGCGCCCGGGCACCCCCGCGCGCTTCCTCTGAGCCAATATCTTTATGCCTGCCGGTCGAAATATCGCAGCTTTGCCGCCGCGACGCTGCACTTCCGGTAATCATAGCTTGCGCAATACCGGCTGATGTACTCTGCCGTGTCGCAGCTCTCCCGGAAGCAGAGCATGCAGCCGTCTTCGCACTTGATCGTCTTTTTGCCAGCTGCCGCCCAAAATGGGCAGATGTACGCCCTGTGCCAGTAGTCGCTCATGCTCCGCCTCCTTCGTCGTAAAACTTTACACATTTACAAGGCTCAATCTAAGCGGCGTCCCGTCCGCTTTCGTTCCTGCTCCTTTTCCGGCACACATACATATTTATAATATTGATATCCGTACTTCGTCGCCCGGCACTCCGCCAGCACATATCCGCGTGGCGCCACCGGCGGCCGCTTCGGGCTGTACTCGCGCACGGCCTCGGTCGGCGTCTCCGCCTCCGGCATCCGGCACGTCCGGCTTGCCTTCCAGCGGTGCCCGCCGAACTCCTCCCGCCAGTGGTCAAAGAGATAATTCGCCAGCGCCGTATAGTCCTGCCCGTGGTCGACGAGCTGCCCGCTCTCATTTTTATAATAGTTGTGCTTGCGCAGCGGCTTCACGTCGATCACGCTGCCGCGTCCCCAGAGCTTCCCGATTTCCTCCTCCGGCACGCCGTCAGAGATCATGTGCAGGTGGAAGCGCCCCGTGTGCTTGCCCTTGCCGTACACCAGATAGATCTTTGCCGCCGGATATTTATATAGTATGCGGCGGTAAAAATTGTCCCGTTCCCGCTTGCACTCTGCAACGGTATGTACTTCGCTGTCCAGATCAAAGGTCAGCGTCGAATAAAGCGAGGCGGGCGAGAAGTTCGCATTGACAAGCCGCGCATTTTTCCGTCGGCTGATCGCCTCGCGGTGCGCAGCCCGGTCTTCTTCGTTTTCAAAGCGCGGCTTTCTCGGCTTCGCCGTCCTGATGTCCGCGCTGTCTCCGACGTTGTATATGATCTGCTCGCAAACCGCGCCGCAGAAGATCCTCTGCTTCACTCTGCGCATCCCGCTCACCCTTTCACCCTTTTTCTGCCGGTTCAAAGCAGCGCCGGTCGTCCGGCGCTCCGTTCAGCCGTCATGTTCCTCTCTTGCCCCGTGGATCAACCCCCAGCGCACCCGGAGTCCCTTTTATGCCCTCATCGCCAGCCTCGATCCCAATAGCTTTCGCCCAGCTGATGAGCTTCCCGCCGCACGCATCCGGGTTCGGCTCAATTCCCAGAACTCCGGCCCACGCTATCACAGCAGCATATTTGTCGGCCAGATTCCGCTTTGCATCCGCGACCGCCCCGACAACCTCGCGCGCTGCTTCCATTCTACGCGCAAGTTGCAGCCTTCCAACCGCAAGGTTCATCTCGCACGCGGCGTGCTGCAATTCATTGGCGGCTCCATCCTCGCCGATCTTCTTGTAAATTTTCAATTCCAAATCGCTTCTCATTGTTCCTCCTCACAGCTCGGCGTCACCAGCCGTTCCCGGTTCTCGCAAATCAGCTTCTCCGCTTCCCCCAACCGGCCTTTGATCTTCTCAAAGCTCTCGTTCATCGTTGTCCTTTCTCTCCCCATAGGAGCAGAAATCCGTTTCTTTTCTCCAAAATCCATCCTTCGTTCTCAGGCAGACCATAGCGCCGTCCGGCTTGCTGTCATAGTCTCCATATTTGCAGCCCTTGCAGCGCACCACCGGCGCAACGTCGGCGGCGGGCAGCTTCCTGATTTCTGCAAACGCCGCAGCGTAATCCCCGCACGTCCGCGTTGTAATTTCCAACGCCTCTGCGCGCCGGATATATTCGTCAGCCATCGTCATCATCTCCATACTGTTTGTCGTATTCCTCTGGCGAGATAAATATAACGTCCTCGCCTGTATAGCCGAGCTGATCAAGACACATCATTTCAAGCAATACATTCTTGTCAATGCTACGTTCCAGTTCTTCACGTGGAATCTCTGTCTCGGAATCGAATTTCATTTGTGCCCCAAACTCGCCTCTGACGCTGAAACACACACGATTTTCAAACATCCTTCTTGCCCTCCTCGGTCGGTTTTAGCCATTCACGAATGCGCATCCCGCATGAACAGCAAAGCTCGATTTCTCCCGTTGGATCGCGATAGGCGCCCCTTACGTTTACATACGTTGCCGAACTCGTGGGGTTTATCTCCGCCCCGCATCGGTCGCAGATTCTTTTTACCATCATTTTCCCTCCATTTCTTCAAAGTAGAACTTGATCGGCTTTTCGTTTTCAATGACATTCCCGTAAACCACGCCCACCTTGTAGATGTAGTTCTCGCGGAGCTTGCGCGGAATCTCCGCAATATAGCGCCGGAAGGTTTCCAATGAGTTTGCCCGCTTGTAGTGGTTGCACATCCGGCAGGCTGGCATGAGGTTCGAGAGATCATCGCTTCCTGCATCCTCATCGTCCCACGCTCGCAGCGGCAGGAAGTGGTCTACCTGCATGTCTCGGATGTCGATAGGCCGTCCGCAGTAGGCACAGTGGCCGTCATACTTCGCATAGACCGATTCCCGCGTTTTCTTGCCGAAGCTCATGCCTTGCCCTCCATTTCCGCCAGCGCCTTTTCAGCTTCTTTGCGCGTCAGGAATACGGTTTTGCCGATGTCCTCTGGTCTGATCGTCCCGAGACCTAGCGTATTCAGCACAGTCCGCCCGTTCAGTGTGCTCACGTCCGATACGGTAAAACTATATACCCGCTTAACCGGGTAATTGCAGTATGTCCACAACTCATCGCCGCGCTTGCACGGAAGGACAATCACTCGCCCCTCTTGATCTGCCACAGCCAGCTCCCGCAGGCGCATCAGCGTCATGCCGTCGCCCAGTCTCAAAATTGAGTGCAGATTTGCCGCATCCTCCGGGGATAGCTTGCTGTCCTCATAGGCTTTCAGCCGTTCCCATACCTGTTTCTGGCTGCAATCGGTATCGTATGGGCACTTCACTTCCTTGCACCGCGCAATCTCGCAGAAGTTTCCCTCAAACGTTAGTCGTTCCATCCTTATCCTCCTTAATCGGCGTGAGCCTCCATTTCAGCCATCCGTGCTGCGTGTCCCGCTGGCAGCTCAGATAATACTTCTTCGACAGCTCATAGAGCTTGTGGATGCAGGACGTTCCGTTCTCTCTACAGTAATCGCCGTCCTCCGCGCCTTCGGAATCAAAATGTTCACAGTCCGGGCAGGCGAAGGTACGGCACACGTCGGCGCAAGCATCCAGGAAGTCATCCGATGTCATGCCTTCATCTGGGTCAACGTAGTCCCATAAAAACGCGGAAACTGCGTCGCACTCCATGTGCGTCTTCCAGTCGTACACTTCACCGTTGAATTTGTAGGTATCATACCCGTATTGTTCACCCGTTTTGATCTCCGCTCCGCACAGAGAGCATGTGTGCGGCTTCCGGGCCGTCCGTATTTCGGATCTCAAAAGTTCAGGCATCATGATTGTCCTCCTTCGGAATCACCAACGACGGAATGAGCGCCCGATACTGCTCCACCTTCGCTTTCAGCTCGGCAATCTCCTTCTGGTCGCGCTCGATCTGGTCGGCGGCCTCCCGCATCAAGAGCTTGTACCACTCGTTTGTGGTCTGTACCGCACAGCAGCACTTTGTTGTACTCTCGCTGCTTTTCCGCAGTTCCTTGATCCCTTCTTCAGGATTTGCCCTCATGGCCTCCCTGATCAGTTCTTCCGGTTTCAAATTCATATCAGATCCTCCCGAAATTCTTCTAACACTTCCTGCCCAGGCAATACGCCGTTTTCCATCCACCAGTTGAACACATCCAAGCCGGTCTCGCCCCATCGCATCCCACCGGCCATCTTCCAGCGGCGTCGGCGTTCCTCCAGCATCCGATCAAATGCCCGGATATACGCCAGCTTGATCTTTGGGTATCTCTCAAATTCCATCTTCCGGTGCTTCCCGACCATCGGGCAGCCGATACAGCCAACCCGTTTCCAACCGCAGGCGTAGAGTGGGTTCATCGTGATCTTTTGTTCGGCGCAGTAGCCGAGTACGTCTTCGTCTTTCCAGTCAACAATCGGATTGACTGTCCGCGTGCCTTTCAGCTGGCAGTTTTCCAGGAGCATTCTTCGCTCGTCGTTATCATCCATGAGGATGATCCGCTTGTCTTTGTCTTTGTGGATAGTCTCCATAATTCCACGCGACGCTTTCCGCCTTGCGGATTCTGCCCAGCGGACGCCGGTTGCGATAAACCGTCCTCTCCCTCCGGTTTCCTTGAGTTCAGCGCAGCAGTAGCGCGCAAGCCGTGTCGGCGGCATGAGCTTACGCGGGATAAGATTCCACATGGTTGTGTTCGTTCCATCCGGCTTTTTGTGGGTATCGATGGTGCATTTCACCCCCACAAGTTCCAGTTTCCGGAACGTATCTTTCACGTGCCGTACTGTCTCCGGCGCGTCTGCCGTGGTTAGGCTGTGCAGCACTTCAAACGGAATGCCGCTGTTCTGTGCCAGCCGAAGCAGGCAGTCGGAATCTTTACCGCCGGAGTAGGTGATCACGAGCGGCTGCTTGTAGAGCTTCTTGCTCATATTGGATGCAAGCCGCAGCCGCTCCATCGCAGTCTGCTCTAAATCCATTACATCAACCCCGCCTTTCTCAGCCGCTCCACGCTCTTACACCGCTTCTTCGCGTCCGCAGTGTAAGCGTCGCGGCTCCGTTCCACTTCTCTTGCCCGATATTCCGCCTGTTTCGCTTCCTCATATTCCAGATACGGCGCACACTTGGTGTGGCATCCCACTATCCGCCGCGGGCAGTCCCTCTCACACGGCGGCTTCACCATAGTGCCTCCTGCATTTCGTCCTCGGCCTGTTTCGCATGAACTCCTGCCAGCATTTTTTCTTGTGCAGCTTTGTAAAAGTTCCGGTCGATCTCAAATCCAAACACATTTCGCCCAAGCTCGGCAGCCGCGCGAAGCGTCGAACCCGAACCGCAACACGGGTCAATGACCGTCTCTCCGGGATCGGTAAAAATCTCGATCAACCGCTTCAATACGCCGACCGGCTTCTGCGTCGGGTGAATCTTCGGAATCTCCTTTCCGTCGCGTTCCCATGCGAACCAATCGAATACCATCTTCCCAGTTCCGCGAATCGGCTTGCCGTCCTCTCCAATCTGACGCCCGTTGTTGAACTTCGGCAGTTTGTCCCGGTAGAGGACGATTGCGAACTCCGTTGCGCCGACGATGCGCATATTCGCCTTGAGCACCTGCGCGGAATAGTTCTTGCAGAAGAAGATCGGGAACCAGTTTTTGAACCCGTACCGTGCGCCGTATTCCGCAACCGTATGTATCTGGTCGAACGCACAGAAGACGATCATCGCCGGTGCCTTTCCCTTTTCCTTCGGTTCCGGCTTCAACAGCCGGGAGCAGAAGTGCATATACTCGGCAATTTTGAAATAACCGTCCGAATTGAAAAAGCTCTTTTTTGCAAACTTGCTCTCGCCGTTGGAATTCTCTCCGCCGTTATACCACATGGGATTGGAGCCGTAGGCGTCTGCGCCGATATTGTACGGAATGTCCGCAATCACAAGCTGCGCCTTTGGAATCCCATATTTTCTGTAGTTTTGGAAATTGTCGTGATAAATTTCACAGCGAATCCGTTTAGGCTTCATCCCGCCACCTCCACAACCTCATCCGCCCGCAGCAGCACCTTTTTCCCGGCCCGCTCAAAGATGTAACCCGTGCTGTTATAGCTCTTCCGCTTCACCGCGTGGATCATCTCACCCAGCCTTGGCCGCAGTTCCTTGTAGATCCTCGGAACTTTCACGCAGATCACCGTGACGGCAATGTTGTCATCCTTGTACCATTCCTCCGAGCACTGTTCGCTGCAAAAGGAATTGAAGATCGCGCCCTTGCGCAGAATTTCTTTCCCGCACTGCCTGCACTTCATGCTTCCCGTCCTCCTTCTCTGGCCGCTTCATACTCCATGTGATCTTGCATATAGGCGTGCAGATAGAGTTCCAGCAGTTTCAGCGCCCCTGTCACCATCTTGTTCAGCCGCTTCCGCGTGGTCTCCCATGCGCCCTTCACCGTGATCTGCGGCTCCACGCCGCCCACGACCACGATCTCCGTCTCCCGCGTCTGCTCCTGTTGCGTCCCAACGTCGAACAGCGTCTGTTCCTGTGTCAGGACAATCCGCGGCGGATAGACGTCACTGTTGAACTCGACTTCCATGTGCTGCGCGTGACATTTCTCTTCGTATTTTCCAAAATCGATGTCAAATACCGTCATGATTCTTCCCATAGTCTCGTCTCCTTTATTTTTTCGCCCTCCCGGGCGTTTGGTATATGGTCATGCCACGGCGCGGTTCCCTTCGCGCCGTGGCAGCAGAGACGGCCCTCCCCCGTCTGCGCCCAGTGTTCCCAAAAATCCTGGGCGAGCCGCGCCTATCTGCGTCGCGCAGCTTCTCCTAGGAGGCCAGATGCCGTGCGCCGTGGATCTTCGGCGCATTGGATGACGTTCCTTTCCCGCACGTCTCACACGGGTTCATACGCTGCCCGGAGCATTGGGCCGTCTGACTTGTCCATGCTCCGGACGCGCAGCAAAAAGCCGGTTGATCCTTCGCAGGCCGCGAATGGCGGCGCGGCCTGCGCATACGCCCACAAAAAAAATGTAGATCCGGCTCAGTTGCCAAATTCATTCGGGCGCGGTCTCGGCGCCCTCGGCGGCAAAATCTTCCGCCGCAGTCCGTCCTCGCACCTCGTCAGCGGCATTGCCTTTCGTCGCTCATACTCTGCTTGGTTCCAGCCGCAGTGCTCACATTGCAGGCCACACCCGGCTCCACCATCTTTCAGCATACATCTTTGCACTTGCTCCGCCAGATTCATCTTCAAACCTCCCGCACGTCGATCCCATACATCGACCGCATAAACTTCCTGTTTCGCAGATATTCCTTCGTCCGTGTCGGCCCGCTCTTCACGTCCTCCACGATCTTCTCGCCGGACACTTCCCGGATGTATGAAAAGTCCGCCGTGTACCGGATCGCGCGTACCCGCTCCCCGGTCTCCGTCACATAAGATTCCTGAATTGTGAATTGCGGTTGCAGTCGTAGATCGCGAATCTCCCCAGCGCGCAGCATCAGCAGCAGCTCGTCATAGCGCCGCGCTTCCTTCTGGCTGTCAAAGTGAATTCCCCCGCGCTCCGCCTTCTGGTTCTGATACTTGGCCGATTTCTTCTCCGGTGTCGGCATCTCCTGCGGCATCCCGCCAAGGATCTTCTTCGCGTACAGATCCCGCATCCCGGCGGGCATGTCCGCCATGCTGTCAAATCGCAATCCGCTCATGCTCGATCCTCCATCCGTTCCTCGACCCTATAAAGCTTCCCGCTCCGCAGCTGATAGATTCCACCAACTCGCAGATTCTTGCTCGGCCAGGCGATGATTTCCGTCCGTTTGGCCTCTTTTTCGATCTCTGCCGAGTTTTTCAGCCATATACGCCGGATTCTATATTGCATCTTGCCTTCTCCTTATCCGATCACCAGCTCCGGATTCATCCGCAGCATCGTCACCTTCGCCGTCTGGTGGTATTCCGGCCGCGTCCACTTGAAGCCCCAGTGCTTCGCCGCGAGAAACAGCGCCGCCGTCTCATCCGCGCACCGCACATCCACGGTCTGTCCGGCGTATTGCACGCGGAAATACTTCTTCCCACTGTATCCCGGCTGCCGGACGATCTCCGGCTTCCTCCGGTACTCGCCCGGTATCTCGTTCTGCCGCATTGCTCGCCCTCAGTCCGCAAGGCCGTAGCCAACGCAGAGCGTGGTCGCCACGCCCAGCGCCGCCGCGCCCTGCAAGTTCCCCATGGCGAGGTAGAACGCCGCCGCCATCAAAAACGCGCCGCCCATGAAGATTGCCAGCCGCCGCAAAACCCGCCGCAGCGCGGCGTCGTGTTCCTTCTTCGAGATCATGTTCCGTTTCTCTCCTTCTCTTTCTCCAAGTAATACCGCAGCTTGCCCAGCCGCGTCATACTCTCCGCCGCCCGCTCCCGCAGCTCTTTCTTGTCGTGGAATAGCTCAATGGCCTCGGCCTCCGCAGCCTCCGCACAGATGATCGCGGCGATCAGATCGCCAAATTGTTGCTCATTCACCCGCAGCGTGTAGTGCATCAGCGTCCCTCTCTTTCTTCACATAGAACTCCACGCCCGGGAACATCGCCCGCAGATACCGCAGCTTCAGCTCCGTCGCCGCGATCCGCTTTTCCTCGAGCGTCAAATCGTCAAAGCGAACCAACTGCCCGTTTTTCGTCACATAGCTTTCCGTTCGGATCACCTGTTTTTTCCGCATCCTGCGTCCCTCCCTTTCCGTGTATTCTATTCCGCCGGAGCGATTACTGCTCCTTCCGCTCGCACATCAGCTTTGCCGCCGCAGCCACGCCCTGCATATAGGCGATCATGACCTCGATCTGCTGCGCGTTCATGTGCTTCATCTCGTGCAGCACACCCTCGACTTTCTTCTTCTGTTCTTCCGACATATCCCTCACCTCACTCGTTTTATTCCTTCTTGACACCTCCCGTCTGCATGGTAAAATACAGTCAAATGGAGGCGATCGCATGTTAGAGCATGTAACAGATTCCCGTTATATCCCGCTGGCCCTGCTCTCCGGTGTCGGCGGGTGTATGCAATTTGTCGACCTGATGAATCAGACCATCTCGCTTTCCGGCCTCGATGCTGTCCAGACGAAAGTCCTTCTGCAAACCATGCGCGGCCAGCGTCTCATTTCCGGCAGCTTCTCGTCTGGCTCCTACGTCCAGTTGGAGCAGTCCGGCGCGGAATTGCTTCTTTCTCTACGAAAGGAATCTCTGGAGCAGAGCCAACGTCTCCATGAGACGTCCGTAAAGGAGGCCAAGCAGGAGCGCCACCACAGAGCTGACAAGAATGTAGCAATAGTAGCTGCGCTTGTACCGCTTGTAATCTTTGTCCTCGAGTTCCTCATCGCTCACGCCGCTGAGCTTATCGAAAAGATCTCTGCGTTTTTTCATTGACTTCACCTCACTCTTGCAATTTGTTTCTGTACGTGATACGCTCCTTTTGAAAGGAGGTGACCGCTATGAACGAATCATTCAGCTTCGACGAGCTGAAATTAATGTACTCACTGACCCATGAGTGCATTTACATGAATAACCGCCAACTTGACAGTGATGCGTCTCTTTCCCCGGAGACCCGGAACGACATCATCGACGAGAATAAGATTGCTCGTCATTGCTGGCGCAAGCTACGTGCCGCCTTGGCATCCAAGTCCCCAGAGTTTCTTTCTGCCCTTGATGCGTCCCTGCCGTCTCTTGACTAAAATGCAGTGTAACCATCTGGCCGTCGTCCCGCTCCACCGGAACGGCGGCCCTTGCTTTCCGGAACATGTCATGCACCATCAGCCGCTTCCCGATCATTTCTCTCACCTCACTCGTTTTGTTGTCTCGAAAACATTCATTGTTGTTTTCGTAAACACAACGTATCATAAATGTTTGTTTTTGTCAATACTAATTTTTCGCATTTTTCAAATTTATGTTGACTGTATAAACTTTTTGTGCTACTCTACAAATGCAAAAACAGGAGGTGAGAAAAAAATGGGAGATCGAATTAAGCAGATTCGCCTTTCCGCCAAACTGACACAGCAGCAATTTGCCGACCAGCTCGGACTTTCCAGAAACTTTATTGCCGTAATTGAAACCAGTGACCGCAAACCTAGTGACCGCACCATCTCTGACATCTGCCGCGTATTCGGTGTGTCCGAAGCGTGGCTGCGCGACGGCACGGAGCCGATGTACGTCCAGCGCAGTGAAAACGAGCGTATGGCCATGCTGTTCAACGACGTGCTGGCCGAAGCCGATGAATCCACCCGCAAACGTGGCATCGCCGCCGCCCTCGATATGCCCCCGGAGTTCTGGGACAACATTCTCGAATACGCGAAAAAAATCACCGGAAGCAAGTAAAATGCTTCCGGTGATTTTTACAAAAATGCTCATAGCTCTTGACGATTCTGTGATTCTTTTGTATTCTGAAATAAAGGAGGTATCAGCATGAGCAGATTCTTTAAGGAATTATTGGAAGTGCATGCAGATCGCTGGCGATATTTGTTCGGCGTTGGCTCTGCGTGGTCTATCATAATTCCTGTTGTGATCGTAGCCGCAATTCTCATCAATGCGTATGCGGTCTCGAAGTATCAGTATGACAGCTCCGATTTGAAGGAAAGCTATTGGGACGGTTATAACGCTGCCGATTCCGAGCACGAAGGAGACTATGATTCCGGTTACAATTCTGGCTATGACGCCGGCTTTGAGGAAGGCTGCGAGGTCGGCTATGACGAAGGATATTCAAAAGCCGAATCAGATGCACAAAAAGGTGCTTATAAGCGTTTTGCAGAAGCGTTCAATGATGGCTATCATTCTGGATTCCAAGACGGCAGCGGAGATCATACCAGCGGCCTTATCAGCGAAAAGGAGTTTGTTTCCTGCGTAGAAGCGCTCCGGAGCGCTTGGGCATCCCGCCCAGCCGGCTGACCGCAAGCGCCCGAAGCGGTGATTCGCTCCGGGCGTTTATTCTGACTTCACGATGTTCCGCATGAACCCAACAATGATGTACTTCTGCTCCGGCGTGGCCTGTTCCCATAGCTTCTGCATTTCCTCGTCTACGGTTTTCGACATCTTTTCCATCCCTTCGCCTTTCTCTTTCCAAAAAACATGGTCGATTTTTTGTGCAACATCCTAACTTGAATCGTTTCCAGATTCGCCCTATACTGGAAGTATCAAGGGATGCCCCGCCGCCATGTTCCCGGCGGCGGGACTTTTGGCCGCTGCAAGCGTGTGGGAGCTGCTTGCAGATTTAGCCTACCACGAACGCACCAAATTTGTCGACCATCGGCCATGGGCTTCCGTGTCCATGTCCGTTGGGAAATCAATGAAAGAGGGAGAAAATTTGAAACAAGAACTATGGGAGCTATGCCGTGACAAGAAAGATTCCGCAAATCCGCGTATCACCAACCAGCAGCTGGCCGAACGATCCGGCCTGTCCCAGAACGCCGTCGGGCAATATCTCCGCGGCGAAACGCCGAACGCGCCGCTCTCCACGTTTGGCCCGATCTGTAAAATGCTTGGCGTCTCCGTCGACGAATACCTCGGGATCGAGCATCCCGCTCCTTCTTCTGACGCTTTGCAGGCCGTCCGCTTAGAGCGCGACCACTACAAGCGTGAGATCGAGCTGTATAAACGCTCCCTTCGCACGCACCGCATCGTCACTCTCATCCTCGTTCCCATCCTCGCCCTTGTCGTGATCTCGTTGGTCATCGATCTCCTCAACCCCTATGTCGGCTGGATTCGCGATACCATGTCCATTTTACGGGAGGTCTCCGCCTATGCCTGAACCACGCATTGCAGCTGCCTATGTCCGCGTCTCAACCGATGACCAAATGGAGCTGTCCCCGGATTCCCAGATGGAGAAGATTCGGGAATACGCCGCGAAGAACGGCCTGCTCCTGCTCTCGGAATACATCTTTCACGACGACGGCATTTCCGGCAGGGCTGCCGAAAAGCGCCCCGGCTTCCAGCAGATGATCGCCACCGCCAAAGACCCGTCCCATCCGTTTGATGTCATCATCGTCTGGAAGTTCTCCCGCTTTGCCCGCAATCAAGAGGAATCCATTTTCTATAAATCCATCCTGCGCAGCAAGTGCAAGGTCGATGTTGTTTCCGTCTCCGAGCCGCTGATCGCTGGCCCCTTCGGCAGCCTGATCGAGCGGATCATTGAGTGGATGGACGAATTCTACTCCGTCCGCCTTGCGGAGGAAGTCAAGCGCTCCATGACCGTCAATGCAAAGAATGGCGCCCTGCAAGCTACACCATCCTTCGGCTACCGCGCCGAAGACCGCCGCCTCGTCGTCGTGCCGGAGGAAGCCGAGATCATCCGGGAGATCTTCCGCCGCTTCATCTCCGGTGATGCCATGTTTCGCATCGCGAAAGATCTGAGCGCCCGGGGCGTCCGCACGCACCGTGGGAATCCCTTTGAAAACCGCACCATTGATTATATCCTGAATAACCCCGTCTACCTCGGTAAGCTCCGCTGGACGCCGACCGGCAGGACACACCGAAATTTCAAGAACGATGACAGCATCATCGCCGACGCGCTGCACGAACCAATCATCGATGCCGAAACGTGGGACGCGGCGCAGGCTCGCTGTGCCGAACTAAAAAAATCCTATAAGCGTTATGGCAAGCCATCCTCTGAGCGCAAGCACTGGCTATGCGGTGTTGTCCGCTGCTCTACCTGCGGCGCGACGCTCATTTGGGCAAGTCCGCATTTTATGAAATGTAACAACTATGCGCACGGACGCTGCAAAACTACCCAGCATATCGCCGTCGAGGCACTGGAAGAATCCTTCCTTGCCCAGCTTCAGCACGATTTGACGTTCGCGGAGTCTGTCGCTTGCGTTGTTCAAGCCGCAAATCCCGCTCATTCCGACCATCGCTTGCAGCAGCAGCGTGCCCATATCGTCTCCCGTATTGACCGCCTGCGTGAATCTTACTTAGACGGCGTCGAGACGCTGGAAACCTATAAAGCCGCCCGGCAGCAAATGCAAGCGCAGCTTGACGACCTCGACGCGCAAATTGCCGAATCCGCAGCCGTCCCCGTCGTCGATGCCGCCGCGCTGCTTCGAAATGCCATCTCCGCAGTCCTTGAAACGCTCCGTAGTCCAACAGCCACCGTCGCGCAAAAGTACGAATCCGCCATGTCCATCATCGACCGCTGCACCTTCGACAAATCCCAGATGCTCCTCGCGATCTCTTATAAATTCATTTTCTGATGCCTTGATTATAGCAAGATGGAGTATGGCCCACCATACTCCATCTTGCTATAATATTTGAAATCACTTTCTCAGCACAATTCCATGATAATACCCGGCCATCTTCGCCTCCGGCCCGCCGGCGTCCTTATCCATGAGGAACGCTTTGGCGAGGTCGGCGTAGAACTCCGGCCGGTCGAGGCCGTACTTGGCAGCTACGCCGTAATAATCTGAGTACATCATGTTCATTGCCGCCCACCAGACGCAGGACTTCACATGAACACCTGTGATATTGGTCACGGCATCCGTCTGGCCCATCGACCAGTGCGGGCCGGTCGTGCCGTCTTCGTTTTCCATCCTGGCCGTCCACGCTTTGGCGTCGTCCTCGGTAAACTCTATCATTTTCGCGGCCTCACGAAAATGATCGTCGTCCAGCTTATGCAGCGCACAAATGGCGTCCGCGTACACCGTGATTTCTTCCGCGCGCCCAAGCGTCACCGGGCGCTTCATGATCTCATGCAGCTGCTCTTTCAGCTGCTCAATGTAATATTCTTTTCCCATATCACGCCTCCTGTATGTATCTGTAAAGCTTATCGAGATCGCCCACGTCGAAGCGCAGCTCTCCAATGATCGGCACCGTGATCGGCAGCTTCTGGCCGTCAAAGCGCGGCCTTGCCGCATTATAGAGCCTGTCAAGGTCGATATTTCCGCCCTCGTCCATTACGCCCATCATCTGCACCGCCGGATTTTCACGCAGCTTGAGCAGCTGCGCCTTGCCGCCATCCATGATAAGTGCAAGCGCGATCCCGGCTCCAATGCCCTTGCCGGTTGGCAGGTGCGGGATGATCTCATTGTCGGCGTATTTCGCCACGCCGCGATGGCCTGATCTATCGTCACCATAAGGTTCCCTCCATTTTAAGGCGGGGCGGCGCTTGCCGCCCCTTTTTGCTTAAGTCGTCGTGGTGGTCGTGGTCGGAGCCGTCCAGCTGTTATAACGCTGCATCGGTTCCGGGCAGACGTTGTTGATGGGGATCACCGTCTTGGTCAGGCCCGACAGCGTAGCCAGCTCGTTCTGCATACAGGACAGGTTCGCCACGGTCTGCGCGTTGACGACACGCTGCTGGCACAGCTGCTCTTCGATGCTGCGAAGTCGCCCATCCGTGTACTTGTACATTTCGAGCATTTTCTGATCCGTGTACGTGTTCGCATCGCGGAGCTTTACTTCCGTTTCCAGCTCTGCGATCCGTGCCGCCTGAGACGCCTCATAGCGGCTTACGAGATGGTTGTCGCTGTTGCTTGCGGCCATCGCCGCTGCAGCCGGATTCGCGCCCCAGCCGCCGAACAGGTTGCTCAGCCCGCCGCCAAACACGCCGAGACCCGTGCCGATCGCGCCGAGCGTCACGCCGAGATTCCCCTTGCCGTTGCTTGCGTATTCCATGTAAAAAATCCCTCCAAAAAAATGTAGTAAGCTGGCCAGCTCCTACGTTCAGTATGATGGAAAAGTCCGTCACGAAACAGCCAACGTCCGGGCCAGAAAAAGGCCAAAAAAGGCACAAAAAAGAGGCAGACACAGCGCATGCCGTGTCTGCCTGTTTACATGTGCGCGGAAAGTGCGTCCGTGCACCGCTTGATGATGTTTTTTGTACCGTTGAGGGAAAGCCCCGCGCGCTCTGCGATCTTCTCCTGCGTCCATCCGTCGCAGAGGTATCGCCGCATGATGTCACGGTACGAATCTTTGAGAATCCATTCAGAGATCAAACGCTCCCACTCGCTGCGCGGCAAGTCTGGCCAGCCGCGCCGCATCGTTTAGCCTCCTTTGTGATTCAAAATCGGGACATTGCCCTTGTTCGACACTTCAAGATCCAGCGCCTTTGCGATGTCGCGAATTTTGATGTAATTCGTGCCGTCCTTCAAAATGCGTTCGACCTCGATCTCTTTTCCGTCAATGATCATCTTGCATTTGCTCACCATTTCGATTCTCTCCTTTACCATGTTCCTGAATCTGACAATGCCCTGCGGATCGTCCACCCAGTATTTCGGGCAGAGCTTCCCGGTCACATCATAGTGCCGGATGATATGATCGACCGGGATGTTATACTTCTCGCAGAGCCTTGCGGCGAGGTCTGCAGCATTGGCGATAGTCTTTGCCGTTGCCATGACATTCCCGTCGCGCTTCGCGTCGCACATCTCGATCCCGATGGAATTGTAGTTCCGGCAGAATGGGTGTGTGTAGTGATACGCGCCGCAGTGGAAGGCTACATAGTCCTCCGGCACGGAGATCGTGATGGAATCATCATCCACAAAAAAGTGGGCGCTTGCCACAGGATTGAGCGGCTTCTGGAAGTACTTGCCGTTGCTGGTATCGGAATCCCCGTCGTTGGCCGTGTAGTGCATGACAATCCACTCAACGTCCCCGCCGCGTTTCGTGCCGTAGTTGGCCCGATGGGCCAGCATCTTTTTAGTCGGTACCATCACTATCACCCTTCGCATCCATCGCGTCCTGTGCCTTCTGGCTCTGCGTCCCGAAATAGAACGTGATGACCATCAGGAAGATCGTCAGGAAATCCTTGCCCGTGATGTCGCCCCGCAGCGCCAGCACCGTGAACACCACCGTCAGCAACAGCGTCACCAGCGACTTCACGCTCAGCAGATTCGAAATCCGTTTCATAATTTTGTCCATGTTATGTACTCCCTTCGTCGTCCGATTTTTTTGCAAACACTCTCTTGGCTAGGAGCATGAGCAGCTCCCCGCCAAACGCCGCTCCGGCGAAGGTCAGGATGTCGGATAAATCCACGTCCCGCCCCGTCGCAAGCGCCGCCGTCTTGACCGCCGCCGCCCAGAGCAGGACGCCAAACAGCACCCAGATACAAAAGTACACTAGCTGCCGCGCCATCTTCCCCTTCGTCAGACGGCTTTTCCGGATGCGCCTCATACGATCCCCGCATGAGCCAGCGCGAAGCCGACCAGCGCCCCCACTATGGCCGTCACGACCGCCTTGACCAGTGCCTCCCATTTCCCGCCCGGAATGGCCTTGAGGCTCTTCACATCGTCCTTGATCTCGCTGACATTGGCCTCGATCGTCTCCTGCTTCGTCGCCAGCACCTCTACCGAGGTCGCCAGCTGATGCAGCGCCCGGTTATCCTCCTCTAGGTCGTTGATGCGGTGCGTGTTGCTCTTGGATCGCTGCTCGATCTCCACGATCTTTGCCTGAATTCCATCATCCATCTCTTACTTCCTTTCCCGGTTTTTTTATGCCTGTTCCTGCCAGCCTGCCGGATATGCTGTGGGCGAATACACGTTCGCGTCAATCAGGCTGATGTAATGCTTGCCCTCAAACGTAACCTTGTCGCCCTTTTCGTACGCATCATGCGCACCAGTAGGCTGTACGAATTCCGGCCATTCATCCAGTGAAACGGCCACAAACAGCGCCGGTGTAATATCCGGTGTCCAATCCGCTTGTGAAGTATGCGCCTGAACCACGCGATACAGCACATTCTTATATTGCAGCCGCTCATCAACCGCATAAGCATGGCCTGTCACCCATTGGGGAAACAGCTCTACCGCTTGCAGCGCATCTTCATCAGCTAGGCTCACAGACGCTTTTTCAATATAGGGCCGCAGCGCTCTGGCCCTTTCTGTATAGGTCATCATTCCGCCTCCCCAAACATGATTCCTAGTGCCGTCTCAGCGTCTTGCAAGCGTTCTTCTGTAGTCATCTCCGGCGTTTCAATCGGCGTTTCTGTCTCTGTGTAGGTATACGGTGCACCCTCAACATCAATAGCCTCTGCATATTTCATGCCAGTCTCATTCTGCTGAATCATCATTCCTGCATCAGAATATGTACGGTATAGCTTTACACCGTCCTTACGCTGTGCATAAAATTCTCTTTGAATCATTTTTACACCCCCACGATATAGCTTGCATAGGTTGACCAGTTTGTAGCTGCTTTCCATGTATCCACAAGTGCCGCTGGAACACGGATTTGACAGTCTGCGGCGATTTCTTGGAAAGCAGTGGTGCTTGAAAGGGCCGGTACTGACGTGTGATTGCTGAAATCATAAAAAGCAATACCGCCACAATAGTAGAACGCATAAGTTTTAATGCTTGTTACCCCATTTGGAATTGTAATCGACGCAAGGGATTCGCAATTAGCGAACGCGGAACTTTTAATGGTTGTGACTCCATTTGGAATTGTAATCGATGCAAGGGAGACGCAATCATCGAACGCATAATTTCCAATGTCTGTTACTCCATCAGGAATTGTAATCGATTCAAGGGAATAGCAATAGTAGAACGTCTGACGTCCGATACTTGTTACTCCATCAGGAATTGTAATCGACGCAAGAGACCTACAATTGTAAAACGCAGAACCTCCAATGCTTGTTACCCCATTTGGAATTGTAATCGATGCAAGGGAGCTGCACTCGCTGAACGCACTATCTCCGATACTTGTTACACCATCAGGAATTGTAATTGATGCAAGGGGACAGCAATAGTAGAACGCAGAAATTTCAATGCTTGTTACACCGCTTGGAATTGTAATCGATGCAAGGGAACGGCAATTGCGAAACGCCTGATTGCCAATACCTGTTATACCGTTTCCAAGTTCGATTTTCTGTACACTGTTTTGGTAAACGGAATTACGAGTGTCGGAACCAGATGAATACCGAAGAATTGAACTATACGATTCATCTTCAGAGTCGCTATTCAAGCCCATCGTTCCATCAACCGTCAGCTTGATCACATACTCGCCCGGAGTAGCATAAGCATGATTCGGTGTCCATTTTACAGACGTTATGCTTGTTCCTGTCAGCGTATCTGGCGTGGTTCCATCACCCCAGTCCACTGTAACAGTGCCATTCGGACAAACACCAAGCATCGGAGATGTGCGCCCTTCTTCCAGCCGGATGTAGATTCTTGTCTTACCATCATCCGTGATATACATTGCACCGACATTCATCTTGCGATTTGTGGTCTTGAGGTTAGCAAGCGACCAGTTCCAGCCCTGACAGATAAGCCCATCATGCGATGGATAATCTGGCAGTGAAGTCTTTGTTGCCAGCTCTGCCAGCGTCCACGACGTGACGATCGTGCCGTCATAGTCGTAAAATGTAATATCGCCGGGTGCTCCGGGTGTGGTGCCGCCTCCAGTCTGAATGTTCCCAATGGCCATAACAAATCCGTCCGGGTAGACCAGTGGGTCAGATGTGCCGCCTTTTTCCCGGATAGCTGACGCAACCTTTGTCAGGTCAGTTGTGTTTGTTAAGTACTCCATCAGAAGCTACCTCCATTCGCGTTTGCGATCTCTACTGCCGCCCATGCCCCTTTTACTACTCGCAGGAATTTTCCGTTGTCAGCGGTGGTGACCTTCGGAAGCTCTTTTGGGTGGCTATGATCCCCTCTAGCATATGCCGTGCTTGTACCAACAGCACCAGCTTCAGTTGGAGCTAATGGGGTTGTAGTAGATGGACGAGGGATAGCATCCCACACCGCTTTTGATGTTGGGAACTGGTTATTCGTAGACGAGGCGCTTAAATTTGTTGATTTTTCAATGTTATTATCTGTGAAGTTGCCATCTGCCGTCCATACAATTTCACGTATAATATCGCCATCAACATAGGTAAATGTTATACTTTCATTATCTACAACGGCAAATAGTTGATATTCAAGCATACCATCTGCGCCATACCGCAAGATACAAATATCACCACGTTTCCACGCTTCCAACATTTCTGCGAATGTGCAAGTTGCCGAAGAATTACCAAGTCTATACGCAACAAATGTAGTTGATACTGTAACATTACCAGTTTTTCCGTTGACTGATTTTACAGGTGCTTGATCCGCAGTAATATAATTAGCGTCATTGGCTAGCTCAGATACCTTAGTTGGCACAGTGACCAGCGCCGCAGCATCTTTGGCAATCTCGCTCTTGTCCGCAGCGGTGAAATAATCCGTCCCCTTCACCGGCGTGTTACCGGCGGGGCCTTGCGGGCCGGTCGCGCCGGGGTCGCCTTTCACGCCAGGTTCGCCCTGCGGCCCCTGCGGCCCCTCCGGGCCGGTCGCGCCTGCCGCGCCTGTTTCACCTTTCTCGCCTGGTTCGCCCTGCGGCCCTCGCAGACTACCGGAGGAGTAGTGCGCGCCGGACGTCAGATTGACGGTCATAACATCGTCGTCAAACGTCACATTCGCCACGCCGACGCCGGTGTCGCCCTTCGCGCCTTGCAGCGGGCCGTTGTTCTTCCAGCTCCTGCTCACGCCGTCGTAGATGTAGATGTCGTAGGGTTCCGCCGTGCCGACGCCGTAGGCCATACCAGCCTCCGGGTTCGCCACCGCAGCGCTCAGTGCCGCAGCGGTCGCGTAGTAGCCGAGTACCTTAAAGCCGGAGCCGGTATCGCCCTTCTCGCCCTTCTCGCCTTGGATGCCTTGCAATCCGCGCTCGCCCTGGATGCCCTGTTCGCCCCGAATTCCTTGGATGCCTTGTTCGCCCTGGTCTCCCTTGTCGCCCTTGGCTCCGCGTGATGGTTTCCCGGTGTCGGTTGTCCCGAGATACCAGTTCCCATTCGCGCCGATCGTCGGCGTCGTGCCGTCCGTGCCGGGGTCTCCCTTGGCTCCTGTGTCGCCCTTTTCGCCTTTCTCGCCGCGCTCACCTTGCAGTCCTTGCGCTCCCTGCTCTCCTTGTGCGCCGGTGTCGCCTTTGTCGCCTTTGTCGCCTTTGTCCCCTTTTTCGCCCTTTGCGCCCGTTGCGCCAGTGTCTCCCTTTGCCCCGGTGTCGCCCTTCTCGCCTTTCGCGCCAGTGTCTCCCTTCGGCCCCTGCGGCCCCATGACGGAACCCATGTCCAGCTCTTTTCCGTCCGTCAGCGTAAAGATCAGATGGCCGTCCGCCTCGCGGACTTCAATGCCCTTCACGCCTCGCGAGGTCTGCCCGCTCAACGTGATCAAAATACTGTTCGGAATTTCAACCTTCACTGTCTCACCTCATTCCACCCGGACTTTGTTGTCCCGCGCCAGCGTCGTCCGGTCTCCGTGCGAAAATTCCACGTCGTAGGTGTATCTGCCCTTCGGGAACTTCGCGCTGATCTCCGCATCGACCACAAGCGTCACCTGATTGTTCGCGACGTTCGAAAACGTCTTGCTCCAAACCTCCGCCCGCGTGTCGTCGCGGAACGTGATCTTCACCGTGTCCGTCGCCCCAATGTCCACGGCCGCTCCGTCCTGATCGACAAGATCCGCCTGAATGACGACGCTGAATGTGTCTCCGGCATACCAACACAGCACGCCGTTCGAGATTCGCGGGCTTGCGTATGCCCCCGGAATTGGAATTCCCATTTTCATCAACTCCTTTCCCTCAGTGTAACAGCTCCACCCAGCAGATTCACCCCACGCAGCACTTGACGGCTCCGCCCTCCGCGCGCTATACTGTTCTTATCTCAAACAGGAGGGTCACAATATGCTGGATGCACAAGACCGCAAGGACATTGCCGAACTCATGCACGTCATCGTCGAGAGCGAGATCACCCCGAAGCTCAATCTTCTCGCCGAAGGCCAACAGACTCTGCTTGAAACGCTCGCCCCGAAAAGCCGCGTGGAAGAGCTGGAGGAAGAGGTCGATTTCCTGAAATCCATTATCAAGCTGCACAGCGAGCAGATCGCTGAACTAAAAAAAGCCCAGTAAAAAACCGGAGCGGTCATCCCGCTCCGGTTTTTTGTTACTTGTCATCTTCCAGCCACTTGTCGATGTCCTTCTCTTTCTCCTTCCGGTCGTAGCCGATTGCCGCATAAGCGTCCAGCAGCAGCTTTTTCAGCCGCTTGCGCTCCGCGCTGCTTGCTGCGATGTACTGCTGCTTATATGCTTTCGTAATCGTGCTCGCCAGTGCGTCAGCCTTTACGCCGTGATCGAGATAGGTTTTCGCCGCCTTCGCCACGTCTCCGCTCTTGTCGACCGCTGATAGGAATTCGTCGTACTTTGCGTAATCGTCGCCGCCCTTCCATTCGCAGATTTTCCAGTAGGCATCGTTTTCATCCTCGGCAAAGCCGCCCGCCACCATCCGGCGCACCGCGTCCGCTTCGCTCACCGTCCCGGCCTGCACGCCATCCCGGATATTGGTTCGAATCATGTCATCCTGAGATTCCTGCAGCTTCTCGTTCATGTAGTCGATCCGCTGCTGCTCACTCATCGGCTCCATTTCCGCCTTCTGCGTGTCGCTCGCAAGGACGTTGTAATAATACGCCGCCTTTGCCCGCTCGCTCACGCCGGTATAGCTTGCAAGAAACGCTTTCTTCGCTGTGCTTTTGTCCAGCGCCCGGATAGCCTTCACGAAATCAAACGAACTGCGCTGATCTTCATAAGCGGTCATCTCCTGATAGGCCGCCGTCTCCTTTGCGCTCAGATTCTTGAATCCGCTCTCGATCCACCCCTGCGCTTCCTCCGTCGCCGTCTTGCCAAAGAGCAGCGCCTGCGCCATATTCTTTGCCATCTCGCCCGGCTTGTCATTGTAGATCGGATATTGCAGGATGTCGCGTCCCTCGTTGTCCGCCTTGTAGCTGCCGCCCTGCATGACGGCCTGCGCGCCCTGTGCCATCTTCTTGATCTGCCCGCCGCCGAATGGCAGCGCCAGATAGGCCGCCGGGTTTGCCAGCTCGTTCACCACCGTCTGCACTTTCTTCTTCGGCGCCATGTCCTCGTTGCTGGCAAGCAATGCCTTTTCGATGTTCCCGATGTTCGGAATGGCCGACGAAACCGCAATGCGTCCGCCGTCGATCTCCAATCCCAACTTCTCATCCAGTCCGAGCACCGTGAGCATCTGCGTCCCCGGCAGCTCGCTGATGAGGTTTCCGCCGAGATTTTTGATCGCCTGATATGTCCCCGGCTTCTCCTTCGTGAACTCCCACCGTCCCGAGAGCGCCGACTGCACCGTGTTCGGCAGCTGATATCCTGTGAAGTCACCCACGCTGTCATTGAGGATGTCCAGCGGATCGAGCGCCGCGCGTCTGCCGGCAATGGCTTCATAGACCTCATTGTAGAGCCACGCACCGATCAAAAACTTAAAGAGCGCCTTTGCAAGCTGCGCCACGCCCTTCTTCCGCTCCTGCGGGAGCATGTCCTTAAAGATCCAGCTCAGTTCGTTGTTTACCTCCAACTGGAACTGCGTAAAGAGCTTGATGATCGGATTTCGCGCCGAGTAGATCGTCGGCGTCGCGCCTTTGCTGCGGTCTGCCATGATGTTTGCCGCGAACTGGTCTGCCTCCTGCATCGCGTTCACCTCGCTCATGCCAAGCCGGAGGTTTTGCAGATACCGTGCCCGGACGACGCTTCCGGTCGTAAACCCGTCGACGGCTTCCATCAAAAATGCCGCCTTTTCCGAAACCTTGTCCATGGTTGACATCGCGAGCCGCCCATATCCGCTTCGGTTGTGGATGAAGGTTGAAGCCGCGTCCAATCCGTCCGCCGTCTTGTAGTTTTGCAGCGTTTGCCACATCCCGTGCAGCATATCCGCCGATGACACCTGGCTCCATGCCTGCGTCAGCGGAATGAAGTTCGTCAGCGCCGAGCCGATGTTCGCCGCCACCATGTTTGCGCCCACGCGGGATTCAAAGGCTTTGCAGACGTTGTAGAATTTCCGCCCCAGCATCTTCTCCATACCGCGGTCGAGCCGCGACTTCTTCCCGGCAAGCAGATTCGTGTATTCGTCCAGCTCCGCCACTAAGTTTGAAAGGGCAAACGGCGCGTCCTTCATTGCCTGCGCCACCCGCTCGTTTGCTTCATCCGGCGTCAGCGTCGGGTCTTGCAGGATGCGGTCGATCTGCTTGCGCACGCCCTCGTCGCTCGCGCGGTAGCGGATCTGTGTGGCCAGCGCCCGGAGCCGCTGAATATCGCCCGTGTGATAAATTATGTCCGATGCAACCTCAATGTACCTGTCGAAGCCTTGCAGCGCGTCATAGGCCGTCGCATAGCCGAGCCGCTGCTGGATGTTCGCCATATACCGGATTCCGGGGCGGAAGGTCTGCGTCAGGCCGTTGATCGTCGCAGGCAGTGGCATCACCTCGTTTGTAATGCCGAGGTGCCGTCCGAATCGTGTCAGCAGGCTCCCGTTCTTGTCGTTCTCCTGAAAATGTGGGAAATATCCCTGCATATAATCGACCGGCTCATAGCCGTTTTCCATCCGCACGCGGTTCATGTCCTGATAGATCTGATCGTAGATGCTTCTGAATTCCTTCACGGCGTTTTCGATCTTCGCGTAGTCCAGCCTTTGGTTTTCCTCGTGGAACTTTTGAATTGCCGCGTTCCATTCCTCGTATCCAAATCCGCCGCGCTGCTTCACGCGCGGATGCTCCGCCAGATAGTCCCGGTTAAATTCCGCTTCCCCGAGCCACTGCACCGCGTAGCTCTCTGAAACCAGATTCCCCTTCTCCACCTTCCGGCTTAGATTCAGCGCTTTGATTCTGTCCTGCAAGCCGACGACGTAGCTCTTTCGGTCGCTCTCGTTCTTGTGTACCGGGTGGAAATACTCGTTGTTGAACGCCTCGGCCTTCTCATCTGCAACCTTGCCTTTTTTTGCAATGTCCCGGATGTTCCGCTCCATGGTCTCGCGCATATACGCAAGTCCCGAACTCTTGTCGACCCACTTCTCGGCTTCCGCCGCGTTCAGCGCGTTCTCCGCCTGATCGCGCAGTCCCTGCTTGCGCGTGTTGTTCCATGCTTTCAGCCGCAGCGCCAGCAGATCATAGTCCGCTTTCGCTTCGTAGGTTTTCAGGATCGCTTCCGCGTTCTCCCGGTTCTGTACCGCTTCCGGCGTCGTGTCTCCACGCAGCAGCATATTCACGACCTTCTGGTCTGCGTCCGTCAGCAAATACCGGCTCTGCACCTTCTGGAATTTCTTCTTCTCGGCCTTGACCTCCTTGGCAAGCTCCATGGCTTCCTCTGCCGTCTGCGGCACGCCCAGCTTCTCCTTCTTGCGCTCCTGCGCTTCCTGATAGCGTTTCGCAATGCGGATTCCTTCCGCAAGTCGCTGCACGGATTCATCAAAGTCATTCCGCGCCCACGTCTTGAAGCTCTCCGCCTGTGCGCCGAACGCTTCGTTCAGCGTCTTTTCGCGCTTCCGGATGCTCTGCGCCACCTCATAGAGCTGCAAGAGCTGGTCGCTCGGCGCGGTGATGCTCGCCGGGAACAGCTCCGGCGCCATGTCCCGCATCTCCTGATAGAACGTGTCGACCGGCAATCCATCGCTGGAAAGGCGCAGCGTGCCCATGGCCTGCTTGCGGAACAGGTTAAAGTCTGCAATGTCCACCCGGTCTTTCGCCGAGATGAAAAGCTTCTGCGTGCGGATTTTCTCGCGCACATCCTTGTACTGCTCATAGTATTCCGTGTCGGCCTCGCGCCCGGCGTCCCATGCCTGTTCAAAGAGCCGATTCAGCTTCGCGTTGTCCATCTCGCCGCCGCGCAGTACGTCGTATATGATCTCATCGGCGATTGGCCGCAGCGTCTCGCGCTTTGCCGTCTCCGGCACGCTCAGATTTTCTGCCAGCCGCCGCACCAGCGTATTCTCCGTCCGCGCCACATATTCCGCCGCCCGCTCCGGCAGCACATCCCGGAATCTCTGCTGCGCCGAAGCATATCGGATGTCTGCGCTTTTCAGACTGAATGCGCCGTTGTTTGCCACGGCAGATTTGATTTGCGCCGGTTCCAGCACTGCCCATGTTGCTACACCGTTCTCAATCGCTTGGATTCCATCATACCCATGCCGTTTCAGCAGCTCTGACATCTGCTTCGAGTTGACCGCTTGCCACAACATTTCCGGTCTTCCGGCTTCTTCCCATGCCTGCCGCAGTTCACTCGGGCGCACGCCGATCCGTTTCGCTAGATCCATATAGTTTTCATCAAACCCGCCGTCCGTGTCCCCAACGTTCGCCGGATTTTCGACACGGATATACGCTGGGATCACCCTGTCAACGTTCCCCGCATAAATTGACGAGCTTGGCAGCAGTTTCTCAGCAGCTCTATTCGCCGTGGAATACTTTTCTGCATACTGGATGTTCGCTGTCAGCCAAATCGGCTTTCCGCCCGCATCGAACGTTGTAAACCTTGCGCCCGCTCCATGGAACACCAGCAGCGGCTCGCCGTTCCGGTTGACCGCTTTGCTGTTCCCAAACCACCGCGTGAATGCAGCGCTTTCCGTTTTTCCGCGTTCCGCCACAATCTTTTGCAGCATTTTCGGATTTCGCAGTAGCACCGCGTCCCGGAAAATGCCGTCACCTTCCGCGTCCATCATTTCCAGCACTTTGTTCAGATTCTCTCTGTCCTGCTCGCTGATCTGCTCCGCACTGGCTGAGAATTGCAATTCTGGCGGTGCCCTCGCGCTTCCGGTTTTCTTCGTCCACTGCCCAGCCTCCATCGTCACCTCGGCGCGGATGTTGTTCGTGCCGTAGGCCGTGCGGTTGATTCCGGCGTAGGCATCCGCTACGATCTCCTCAACGTAGGCGTCCGTGTTGTCTCCGTAGATCGCGTTGTAGGCGTCGATGTAGCTGTCGATCTGCGCCTTGCTGATCTTTCCCTCGGCCACCATCCGCTTGCGGATGCGCTGCGCCATCTCGGCGTTGCGCTGTGCAATGATGTGATACCCTTCGTGCTTGGCAAGCTGCGTCGCGGTATATTCCTCGCTGTCCAGCCGCACCAGCACCGTTCCGTCTGCCAGCGTCACGCCGTCCGCGCGGAACGTCCGCCCGTCGACCGTGGTTTCCAGCTGCCCGACGACAAATTGATAGCTCTTGATCCCTGCCGTGCGGAAGAACTCTGCCGCCTTCTTCGCGTCCGCGTTTTTCAAAATCTCCGCCCGCGGCATCACGCGCACCGTGTTCTCGCTGCCGCCCTCGCCGATCAGCTCCGCGTTCGTTACTTGAGGCCAAGTTCCTGATAGATTTCTTGCCTGATCCGCTCTTTCTCGTCCTCGGCGGGCGCTTTCGCTTCGCCCTCCTGCTGCTTGCTCCACTCGCTGAGCTTGCTCTCCGGCACGCGCACCATCATTCCGTTCCTGTCCTTCAGCAGATACGTTCTTTCCATGTTCATTTCCTCCCTTGACTTTTTTCTGAATTTCTGATACAGTGTCACCAAGCTGATAGTTTCCTGTTCGCTCGGCCTTGTAGCCAACGCTGTTCAGGAAATTGTCGGCTTTTTTGTTGTCCAGAATCCGAAGCGTTTTTCCATCCTTGATCTGGTTCTGCACCCACGCAGACGGAGTATCCAGTCCATAGGCGCTTTTCATTCTGGTCACTGTCTCTCCATCCAGATTAACATTTTTCCGGAAGGCAAGCAAGAGCGGTTTTCCGTCTGCATCGATCTCCGACGTCAGCACGCCGACCTCATCTCCCTTTTCAAAGGACAGTACAGCCGAATCCATAATCGATTTCAGATTATTAAAAACGCGCTGTGGAACGTTGTGTTTCGCAGTTTTTGCTTTTTTATAGTCCGTCTGTGACATGACGATCTCGCCGGTCAGTCCGATCTTCTGCACGCTTTCCGGCGCTGCTCCAAATGCAAATTCATCCTTTGCCTTGAATCTCCCCGCCCGGTATTCCTTGAACTGCTCTTTCTGGCCTAGATTCCTGGTGTCATTGATGCTATATTTTTCGGTTGTCGCGCCGCTCTGCTGCGCCGCCTTGCGTCCGGCCTCCCATGCCGCCGTCGCCACATCCCGGTTCATCCCGACCGCCGCGCCGACCGTCCATTCCTTCGATACGCCCATCTGCCCCCGCTCGTATGCCTTCTGGAATTTCGCGGCATACTCTTCCAAGGAGAGATCTGTCGTCTTGCCGTTTACAAAATACGCCGCTGTCAGATCGTCATAGCCGTTCTTCTGCACCTGACGTTCCAGATAGGCATTGTCCGCCGCAGCCGCTGCTTTGTCCATCTCCGCCTCGGCCTGCGCCAAACATTTCAATATGTTGATCAACAACTCTTGAAATGTCATAGTTCTCTATTACTTTCTTCAAAGCCTTGGATTTCATTTCCTCAGCTTCCTTTGGATGACGATATAACCAGAGTGCCTTTTCTGCGGCATCTTGCGGATTATCCATTTCCACCAACAGACCATCAACACCATCATCTACCAATGTAGGGATGGCATCAATCTTTGTGGCAACCACATTTTTCTCAGCTGCCATATACTCAACAACAGCCAATCCGAATCCTTCCCACCTAGACAAGAGCATTGCTACATCAAAAACTTTCAAATAGCTATATGGCTCGTCAGTCCAACCAGTTACAACAAGTTCCAAACCATTCTCCTTGGCAAAGGCCTTGACTTCTTCCTCTTCCTCACCACTTCCTACTATGATGAAAGCTGAGTTAGGAATTTCATCATGTATCAACTTGGCTGCACGGATAAACACATCAGGCGCCTTCTGTGGGGATAGTCTTCCAATCATACCTACCACAAAAGCATCTTCCGCAATGCCAAGTTCACTTCTAGACTTAACAACAGCATTCCTTACTGCACTCACATCAATACCATTCGGAATCAAAGCTAGCTTATCTTCCTTAGCAATGTGTTCACGCTCTGCCGAAGCCTTTTCTGCCTTAGAGATACAAACTATCTTGTCTGTGCAAGGAGATAATATTTTCTCTAAGCACAGATATATCATACTTTTCAGTTTCATCTGATTAAATTTTACTTGATGTTAAAAGCCCAACCATGAGGATTGTAAACAACCTTACAATGCAAGCCTATGGCTGCCATACGTCCTAAGCCACCAGCAAAACTGCTATGACAATACAGAATATCAGGATTGACTTTTTTGATTTCCTGGCGAATAGCTCTAACTTTAGCAATCACTTTCAAAGGTGAGAATGATTGCATAAGATCCATTTGCTTAACACCATCCACCATCTTGCTATATGTACTTTCATTATAATTTCGAGAACAGATGAAATACTGCTTTATTCCCTTTTTCTCTAATCTTGGCAGGAGCATCTGGAGATAACGCTCTACACCTCCTGCACATTCTGCAATATGTAATATCCTCATCATTCAATATTATTAACCTTCTCCAAAAATCTGTCACGCTTTCGCTCCCACTTTGTATGAGATATGTTTTCGAGATTAAAAGCTGCACAAAGTTTGTCTTTAAGCTCATTCAATCTTGCCTTAGCATCCTCCGCATCTACTTTGATAGCAACCTTATCGGAATTTACTACGCCTTTCATTCTTTCGAACTGCATATCTTGCGTAAGAAATGAATAAAAGTTAGTCTTCAATACCCATGCCGCACCCATTTCATTGAGCGAAACAGGACTCTCATAATACCTTGGCGAATGAACGAATATCACAAACAGTTCATGTTCACGGAATAGCTTTTTAAGCGTTTCAAAGATATCTTCACCCAACCCTATACCATATCCATCAACAGAACTACAAAAGAGATTACTCTCGTCAAAGCCTATACTTTCCAATAATTCAACAAGCTCTTCAACAAAAGCCTTATCTTTTGAAGAATGGCTTATAAACACCATAGGACTATTTGATCTTTCCATCCTTGCATTTGACTCTTGATTAGTTTGGATCATAAGAAGATTATATATGGAATAAAGTTCATGATAATTATTCAAGAGAGTATAGCCGTTTCCTGAATTGTCAATATTCTTGAATTTTACATAATCGGCATTTGCATTTGAATAGTAGTTACTCAGGTAAACTACAGCATAGCTATGCCATTCATGATAGGTTCGAATGGCATCCATTGAATTAATCTCCTTCGAAGATGCCTCCTTGTATATTTTTTCCAAAGAGCGAACTCTACTTTCAGTATACTCCACTACGTTATCATCTGTTTCTAAATATTCATGGGAGCCAACTGACTTGAGTTCATCAAAAGTTTGAATCAATGTTTCCCCGATTCCCGCAACAGACAAATCCTTTTGTATAATATCCACATCAATTGCTTGCGAATTACATGCAGAGTAAGTTTTCAATATACCCTTAACTAAAAATACAAGATTTTTATAATCCTTCTTCTCATAAAAGTTATTTAAAAGCAAAACAAGCGTATCTAACGAATATACCTCATCCGAGTTTCCTATGATACGAAGCCCACTATAATTATTCTCTGCTATTTTAAGACAATTATTCCAAACATCATCAAACTCCACCTCAACTAGCCATCTTTTAAAATGGGTAGATTGTAAAAAAGAACTTTTAATGATTTTAATCAGATCTTCCCATAAGGGAACAATCTTGGGTAATGGTTTTATTTCGACCATAATTATCTATTGTATATTATCAGAACAAATCGCCTTCTCTATTAAGAGACAGAGATTCCATTCTAATGAAATCAGCATTAGCTAATCCAAGTCTATCAACAACTTGCTGTTTGTTGTTTATATCGACTTCATTAAACACACTAATGTGCCATTTCGCACTCAGGGGTATATTTTGCTTTATTTTTTCAAAATAAGGCAAATCAACTTCACTCATCGAATGACCTAGAACATATACGTCCTTAACATTGCTCAATTGTGAAAAAATTTCTTCATAGTTAGCAATGATGCCTGCTGTATCTTTATGCCAATTTTTAATTAAAGCTGCAACTTCTTTGCATGCCTCCTCCTCGAAGTCATTCTCAGATGAAAATATATAATCTACTTCTGTATCTGGCATATTGTGTCCAACCACCAATTGAGAGAACTCTCCTTCCACCATACCATGAATATGTAATATTCGATAAGCAGGTATATGATAGACATTCTCCAGTGTTAGAGTATAGTTGAAAGTAATAAACAAGCTATCTTCTCCAAATATGTCATATTGTCTACGAACATCTTCTAACGAAAGAGCTTGTACCCATTCTGTAAAAGCCAATTTGAGCCCCTCAACATAGTCTACTTCATCACGCACTTCATCTATAAAGTCATAGTACGCTTTCCAATTTTGATTCCAATTTGGATTATTTGTCGTCGCCCAATCAAATAAAGCATCTTTATTGAGATTCGGCAATTCACGTTCAAAATCACTCCAAAGTTTATCACCACCATCATAGAAGCGATTTAACTTTTCATACATCTTAGGCATTTTTTCCTCACAATAACGTCTAAAATCACTATATTTACAAGGAATACCATGAGCAATATCAAATCCATTACCAATTATATATAACCTACTCATATTATTGTTAGTTTTCCGGTAAAACAATATCTTTTAAATAAACATTCGACAAAGAATCAAAAATATAATCTTCCATCTTTGGGAAAGCATCAGTGGGATAACCAAGATATCTACAGATGCTATTCCAAATGGTCTTTATAGGTTTATTCTTAAATTGCATCGTCATGCCGACTAATGATTTTATATCTACATAGATATTTTCGTAGAAATCTCTTCCTTTATATATCAACTTAGACCATTGATCCAAAGGTACAAACTCCATCTCGACATGCTTACCACTATAATCAATAGCAAGTTTAAACTTCTGAGAGCCGACATTATCCGACTCCATAAGTTTTTTTTTCACAATATCTTGAAAGTTGGCAATCTCATTTATAGCAATAGCTAATTCTGATTTAAAGATTTTAGCTTTACCATCATTATGAGAGGCAGGATTCAAAATTCTTTTTCTATATTGATCGATATTTGGAGTAGGGATAGGTGATAATCCAAATCGATCGTAGAACTGCTGTAGTTTATTATCCAAAGAATTGAGATTTAAGATAGAAATTGTACCATCTTCTTTTGGTTGCAATGTCCAATTAAACGGATAAAGTCTTTGTAATTGTTTCTCACATTCTTTTCGCAAACTTGTAGCAGAAGCATAATAATCACATTTGGTATAGAAAGCCCTAGCTTGCTCTAGAAAATCCAAGTTTTCCTTTAGCCATGGCTCTGGAACATGATTTTTTGCAACAACCTCATCTACAGAATACATCTCATAATATTTCCACTGATTCTTTGAATTACGTTGCGAAATTGCGTCAACTATCATATCATAGAAAGCACGGTCGTGAGTAAATATGAATATTTGATAATTTGAGCAGTAGTCCAACAGTTTTTGAATAACCAGTAGTCTATTGGACATATCAAGGCTTATCAACAAGTCATCTACACAGATTATCTGCGCACATTCCTCAGACTTATATTTTCTATCAAATACTGCTAATCTTAAGGCCAAAGCCATTCTTGTTAACTTCGCTTCATTAAAAAATGAACGAGGATGTTCTATCTCAGATGCAGCCAATGGATTACCATTAGAATCCAACATTTGTGCAGTTAAAATGATTTTCGGTTCGTGGAACTCACCATCATAAGAGCGAGTGGTACCTGGTACTTTGTCATCAAATCTCAACTTGCTTAATGTAAGTTTCACTTGCACAGGCATTTTAAAAGATCGTAATTGCAAATTAGCAGCATTAGCTATTTCTGTGAGAAGCAACTGCAAATTATAATTAAAGTCTTTTATCAAATTCTGATATGCAGTATATGTTTCATCATGGATATACACTTTACTACCTTCAGACCTAGTATGCAACATTCCAGGTGTATTATAGCAAGAACAAATATACTGCCACCAAGAATCAACTCCAGATTGACCTAAACTATTTCCTTGCAAATCAAAACATTGAGCATTCAAACTTAAGAAGGGGAATATTTCATCTAAGAATATCTTGAACAAATCTACAGGTTGACTATTCTTGAAATCGAATATTGCAGACAAAAACTTATAATTCATAAAATCACTGGCAAACGCAGTGAATTTCATAAATAGATCTGTTCCCGAAGTATTAATACATCGACTTCCGTCTTTATAGCTTTTAGTCCTACCATTTGAATCCACAAAGGTAACTTTTATTTCTGAAGGTTCATCCTCATTACTATACAGATTACGTAAATTGTCTGGATGAGTTGGCATAAAGTATTTACCAGCATCAGAAGTAGTTGGTTCCTTCAAACTACTTTGTAGATGTGTATATAATGCCCAATATATAGAACTTTTACCACTACCATTCTCACCATACATCAAGACATGCTTTCCGTTAGGAGAAAGGTCAAATGGCTTTAAGAAGAACTTAAAGTTCTCAATGCGAATAGTATCTATTTTCCATGCCATACACTTATTTTTTTAAAAATTTACTAATCTTTCACCTGATCAGCTGGTATCATACGGAGTTTCATCAGTTGGTTTCTCAATTCACTCGATTGATCAAATAAACTTCTGAAGAACTTTTCCATATTATCAGTATCCAAGTATTTATCTACATTTTCTTTCCAATACTTAAAGATTTCCACCCCATTCTCATACAGATATTCGTCAAAGTACAATTCAATAGCTAAACTATTACATAAATTAGCGAATAACCCATAATATAATTCAGCCTTATGAATATCTTTACTCGGGTCTTTCAATAGTTCTTCCGCATTATCTTTGAATATACGAGCTATATTATAATACCTTTGTTCCTTCTTTTCAACAACAGGGATTGTTAAAGCAGATAACCTCTTTTTATTCAACAAGACATGAGTGAGTACATTCATTTTATGATCAAACAAGTCATATTGAGTAGAATAAGAATTTAACAAGAACAACACATATCCTATTTCAACTTCTTTTTCATTAGGCAATACTGCAATGCTCCTTGGTGGCAATATGCCATTAATTTCAAAAGCGCACTTCTCTCCCCGTTTTAAATTGTCGGTAACTTGAATATATGGCAAAGATCCTTTATCCGGATTTTCAAAAATAAACTTAGCAAACTGCTTTTCCGTATAAATTTCAGCCACAGACACCAATAATAACTTTTTTATTTCCATAATGTTATTTTGATATTTCAGAATAAAAACTCAAAAACAAGGAAAACTAACTATTTATTTTAGAAATAAAAATAAAAAATATAGTTATTCACTGTTTTAATTTTTAATATTTCAGATAAAGATACGATTTCTCATCTCTTTTGCTTTTTATTATAAATGTTGCATTTTAAAATTTAACTTGTCTTATAAAAAATGATGCGGGCATGCTGCATTGCTATCATTATATTCTCTACGTTTTAATATCATTCTCACTTAGCAGAATTGGCACTTTGCAAAAAGAGCCATAACAATCTGTCATATCAACACACAAACCACCAATATGGCATTATTGTTGTTGCTCCCATAAGCGTGTTCAAACGTAAATCACCGTTAGAACGTAACTACTGATTTTCAGCAGTTAGCACATCCAACAATTTTTCAAAAAAAGCATATTAT